CCACATCAAAAGCTGTCGGCTGTTCTTCTACTGCTTTCATGCAATTCTGGATCGCAAAATATACTTCCATTGAAATTTTTCTGTCCTCAGCAGATTCTACATTGCTCGGGGATTCTTGCAGGGCATAATCGTTTAAATGTAACATCAACTTGTCTGCATCAATCAGTCTCATAATCTTCACACTCCTCCGCATATTCATAACCGTCCATATCATCACATCTGCACTGGCAAGAATCCTGTTTCGTACAGCAGATGCAGCATTCTGTTTCACCGTCTGGACACTCTAATTTACATCTTCCCATTAATCCAGTCTCCCTCTTTTTCGAAAATTGACATTTCCATTGATTATTCCATCCATATCTTAGAATCAATATAAATAACAATCAGCTCTTCTTCGAGTGCAGTAATCTGTGTGACTGTGTTTTCTTTTATCTCTTCAAAAGCGTCTTTTGTATAGTATCCACAATTTCTGTTTGTAGAAAATATAAGTTCACAGTCGTGCTCTCCTCTGACTTCTACCATTGTTTTCTTATCTATAATGTCCAATAACTGCTTTACTGTCATGTTTAGCCCTCCTTATATGGTTTTGGCAAGTACATCCATGCAATAACTTCACCACCTATACATTCTCCATTCCATTCACCATAGTCATTAATGGACGCTGTCTTTAACCATTTTCCGTACATTCCACAAAAACCACTATATTTAACAGTTGCAATTACATCTTTATGCTTCTCCGGCAATCTCTCACTGACCGGAATCCAGTCAGTAGATAACCGCTCAATAACTTTCTTCTGCTCATCTTCCGATTTACAGTGTATTACAACGTCATAGGTATTATCGTATGCACTAAATGTGCCGTCTTCATTCTGTACAAATTCCATTACATCACTCATACTTCCACGCTCCCATCCTCTGGCATCTGAAAGATCATTTTATTCTTAATCATTTCACCGATAGTTTCAGCCAAAAGTTCATTTTCTTTTGATGCTGGCGCTTCTGCGAACATCTTCCCGATATTTGGCACTGTCATTGGAATTAACTCTGCGTCTGCGTAGGCTTCCTGAATCATATCCAGCACTTTCATAGCTTTTTCTTTTGTGGAATATTCTCCGAGTAAGCAACACCACCCATAATCTTTTCTTGTGCTTATTATTCCACCTGAAACTTCGATATCGAGTAAAAGTTCAAGTGTAACTAAAAGTTCCTTGTTCTGACTTCTGATTAACATTTTGTGTCCTCCTTGTAATCCTCAATCGCAGCTATTCTGTTCTCGTACATAGCGATTGCTTTTTTGAGTCTGTTGATTTCAACGTTATATCTTTCTAAAAATTTATCTTTTACAAACTGATAATTCGGTAATGTCAGTACAATGTACGGCGTTGAATGACCAGAAATTGTTCCGATATCTTCCTTTTTCACATACCCAATGCAGATTCCGTCTGGAAATCGAGTTGCTGCTTTGTAGGTTTTTGGCTTCTCAATCACCTCGCACCCCTCAACTCTGATCTTAAAAATATAGTCTCCTAACGTTTGGGTTTCTGGATTGTATTCTCTGTCGCTGTCTAAAATGTAGAAATACAATTTCATTTTGTGCCCTCACTTTCCCCACGTAAGCAACTGACACGCTATTGTGCAGTCTTCCATGATTTCTGTGTTAATATTTCCTCTGTCTGGTTCTAATTCATCAAGAAATACTCCGTTTATGCAACTTCTTCCAAATCTACGCTCTTGCTCCGCACGCTTTTGAAATACTTCGGGGAAGTCCTTCCTAATTTTATTCCAGTAGCCCATGCCACCTTTGACGCATCCAATGCAATTATTGTTCGGATAGCCTAAATCGTACATAATCGGACGTTTCAATCCTAACCTGTCCGCTATTCCATGTGCTTCCTGTTTGGTTAATCCATGTTCAATCAGTGGAAACTCATGGTCATAATCACTTAGAGCCTTGCAGGTATTCTCTGCCCTACTCCTTTCATTTACATCAAAACCCCATACATAGGTGTGGTGATCTGGATACTCAGATTCCCATTTTTTTCTTACTTCTTTTTTTAAGTATCTCGTACATGGAGAGCCAAACGGAGTATTCATTGTGTGCGTGAACTCCATCACGTCATCCACTGAGTCAAACCTATCTGACTGAATTATCGTTATCTCTCTTCCCAATAACCTCTCGCAATCATGCAAGAATCTCAGGCTGTCGGGATGCTGATTCGATACATGAGTATAAATAATCTCGTCAACATCCTTTGCCAGATAACACGCTACAAAACTGCTTATTCCTGTTGAAAACCAACATACTTTCATAACACCACGCTACAAATCCTGTGCGTGGATAGTCTGGTAATCGGCTTGGATTCATTATTAAGTGCTTACTTAGGCACAGCCACTCCGCCAAACTTTATGTATCAATTCACCATGCTAATCTTGATACAACCTCGGTTTACCGAGGATTCGTTATTCCTTTCTGTATTTGTCTAAAATTTTCATTATCTTTTCTACGTAATCAGCCATCTCAAGAATATCTTCGTCATCCATCCATTTCAGCCCATATTTGTTTTCAAACTGATTAAGTTTAAACTCCATATCTTTTACCGGAACAAACTTCTCCGCAAGTTCATTTTCTTTTCTGGCATTTTCATCGTATTCGTAAAACTTTTCGCCTTTTCCATGTTCTTCATATATATCTGTTTCGATTTTGGTTCTTTTTGGAGTGATTCTTGTAATCTTAACCGGAATAATTTTTCTATGTCGGAACATCGATAACCACCCGCAATTCACCGTTCTGGCAATTCCGACGGTATCTCCTACCTTTAAATCGTCTCTGCTGATTTCTTTTAACTTAATATTCATTTCTCATCCTACTTTCATTTATCCAAATGCTACCTGTCCGTTATTCTGCAAATAAATCACCGGCGCAGCTTTACGCTCTCCGACTTTCAGATACGGGCAATTTGCTTTCACGAGTGCTTCTGCCATAACTGGCACAACACTGTTCCCGATTCTTGCTACCTGTTTTGCAATCGGGTAATTTCTCCATTTATAGTCCCGATCAATGATGTAATCTTTTGGAAATCCCTGCATCACCTTTAATTCTTCCGGCTTTAGCATTCTGAGAAAGATATCTGAAATAATGTATTTCTCTCCATGGATATCAACCAGAACATTTACTAGACCGAATCTATCTTTTGTGGTAATAGTCCCGAGCGGTTCATTAAGCACCTGTCCGCATCCTGTCCCATAATATTTAATCAGAAAAGCGGATATCACACCGAAGTGACCGGGTGATGTGGTTATCGTATGCAACGGCTCATCACATCCCTGACCGATTCCAGTCTTGTAATATTTCGTGATAAAAGCTGTCACGAGACCATATCTGTTTGATGTGTCAATAGTCTTAATTGGCTCAGTCAGTAATTGCCCTCTGGAATCGCCTTGCCTGGTTTCTCCATGGTACTGAATGATAAATGCCAGTGCATCTTTGCTCTGCACAATGTAAGGATCTGGATTATCAACGATATATTTCTTGATTCCATTTGCAATGCGTTTCTGTGTCGCTTCTGCCAATGGTTTTGGACGGTCAAAGATGCTTTTGCCTAAGTCTGACCAATCAATGTAGTCTCCGCATTGTTCATATCGTTTCAGACCGTCTATTCCGAAACAATTATGCGTAGGATTTGGCCATATTATCTGTTTTTCGTCTCTGCGAAACACTGCATACCAACGTTTCCTTGTAGTCGGTGCTCCATAATCCGCAGCTACCAGTTCCCGGCTGTCAAATTCATAACCGATATTTTCCATTGCTGAAATGAATTTTCGATAATCTTCACCGGCTCTTTCCTTGATCGGATGTCCTTTCTCATCCAATGGTCCCCATTGTTGTATTTCTTCCACGTTCTCCATGATGATTACATCTGGGAGAATTGCTTTTGCGTGTTTATATACAGCCCATGGAAGAATGCGAAGCCCTTGTTTCCTCGGCTGACCACCTTTCGCTTTTGAATGACTTGTGCAGTCCGGGGAAGCCCACATCAACGCTACGTGCTGATTTCCGACGTATTTCTGCAAATCTACTTTGAAAATATCCTCTGTCAGATGCAGCGTTCCAGGATGATTCGTCTTGTGCACCAGGATAGCGTCGGGGTCGTGGTTGATTGCTATGTCTACTGGTCTTCCGAGCGCCATCTCAATTCCTACGGATGCTCCACCGCCACCGGCAAAACAATCTATGATTAAATCTTTCATTTTCTACTCTCCGGGATTCTTTAATACAATCCCTAACTCTTCTTTAATAGCGTCTACATAATCAATCCATTCTGCCAGACCGTCATTGATATAATCAGCAGCCCGGTCAAGTCCATTTCTGAATCTCTGACAGCGCTTCTCGCCAAAACCGAAATCGTCATGCAGAACGGCGATTGACAATATTACAAATGAATCCGCTATAACCTCTTTTATCTTTTCTGACGCTTTATCAAGGTCTTTTACTGCCAGAGAGGTATGTATTCCAGTCGCACCCCGGAACTTGCATTCCTGTTCGAGGGCTTCAATCCCGCCCTGTTTGACAATTCGTCTGGCAAGGTCAAGCCCGTCTTCCCTGCCTCGTTCATATTCACGCATTTTATTCATTGTGTTAGACCTCCGCTCTTTTTTAGTTTTCCCATCCAACAGCTCTCCTTATCTTCTGAGTCAGAATGTCAAATTCCATCAACATCCTGCGATCATTCTTGTTTGAGTATGCGATTGTTTGCTGCCCATCATATATGACCGCATATCTTCCGTTAATGTCATATGCCCCGCTGATTGCCTGCGATATCTGACTTCTTGTCTTTCCTGTCAATTCTGATATTTCAGCAAGCGTCAGCTCCCCGATATACTTTGAACCGTCGTATACGTCATACAGTTTCATGTTTCTTTACTCCTATCAGTTCGTATGTCCTGTGCGAACCAGTTCCGTGAAATACGATCAATCCATCGTCCTCAAACTGTCTTAGATGCCTTTGAACAGCACTCCTGCTGATATCTAGTTCCTCAGATATCTTCTTGGTTGTTGGAGTCCCTTTGTGAGACATTGCGTATTTACGGATGAAATAATAAATATCCTTTCGGTTCTGCATCCATTGCATGTGTTTTTGATGCCGTAATGCGTCCATATTCACGATTCCTTTTCATATGTTTTCTCATCAATCAAGTTCTGAAACTTTTCAAAAGCCCGGATTGATACTTTGTTATTCTGCTTTTCTGGTTTCAGTGAAACTTGCAAGTGCGTATCTATGATGTGAGATAGTTCTCTGGCGAGGGATTTCTTGCCC